GGCTATAGCGGCGGTTACAACTGCATCATCTGCAATCTTTGCGGCAGTTACTGCATCATCTGCAATGGATGCTGTACCAATGCTACCAGCAGAAGCAATAGGTTTAATCTCTCTAACATTTGCATTTTCACCTGTACCGTCGGCATAAATAATAGCCTGAGTATTGGTAACCACTGTTACATCAGTGCCTGTGCCTGTGCCTTGTGTAAACGTAAGACTCTGATTTGTTTCATTAGAAACAAAGTAAAGTTTTTCCATGCTGTTCGGGGCGATAGTAACAGTTACAGTGCCGGAGGGGGAGCCAACAAATCTAAGAACCTTATTTAGGCCATTAGTGCTTTCTCCCGGAGTAAAAACGCCATTTGTGGTTGTTAAAGTGTATGTAGAGACATTGGCAAGGCTTTTTTCAACCACACCATTTAAAGCTGTGTCAATCATATTGAAGTTACGATTGGAGGTTGTGCCCCAAGTACCGGCTTGTTCGCCGGTTCCAATCAACTCTATACCTGTATTTGATGTATATGTACTAGCCATTTAAACTACCTTCTCTGTCCACTGGTCTATTGTACCACCAGCATCTATTTGTGTCCATGTATCACCCGTGTGAACTATCTGCGTCCAAGACTCTGGGTCGGCTCCTGCGTTTATAGTCTCCCATAACAATCCGCCAGCGGATGTTTGTGTAAAGCTAAAGGACATACTAGAGGTTCCTAAGAAACGAAACCCACCAAGCGCTGATAACGTGAAGTCAGACAGCATATCAGATACACCGGATATAAGCAGGCCGCCGTTAGATGTTTGCGTGAAGCTAAAGTCCATTACGGCAAGTTGAGTTCGCACTCTTGTCTGAGTCGTTGTCTGCGTGAAGCTAAAGTCTTGCGTGGAGCCTGTTATTTGAACTCTTGTTCCTACGGAGTCTTGCGTGAAGTTCGCGTCCTGAGTAGAGGTGCCGACAAAAATACCATTAGCCGCTGCTGTCTCAGTGAAGCTGAATACTTGAGTAGAGACCCCCTCAAAAATCTCAGTGCCCACAGTTGTCTGCGTGAAGTTCGCATCCATAGTTTGTGAGGCGGATAGAACTAGACTTGGCGTGGCTGTTTCAGTAAAGCTGGATATAATATCTGTAGCGCCTACAAGAACGCCTACACCGATAGAAGCTTTACTTGATGTTCCTATCATCTCGGCTTCACCAGAAGCTATGTAGATAGCCGCAGCTGTCTGCGTAAAGCTTGCGTCCATAGTCTGCGCGGCAGGAAGAACAATCCCTTGCGTGGCTATTGGCTGTTCAGATATGGACGAGACAGCAAACATTAGTCAGCATCTGCAATCGTTAGTTCACCAGCGGCTACCTGACGCATGATTTCTGCGTAGAAAGCATTTGAAGCATCAATCGGCACATCCCAAACCTTACCATTAACCGTGGCAGTTATGTGGTCTGTGAGACTTGTATCTGAAACATCCAAATAATATTTAGCGTTTGAAATAATCATAGTTCAGCATCAGCCTCCATATTATTTATAATAAAGTAAGCATCACCTACTGCACCCGTTGAATTTGCATAAATATGTGTGCCGTTAACTTTAGTTCTGTTTTGTGCAACGCCATCACAATTTGTTGTGGATACGCTGTTTCTTGTCATAGATGGGTTGGCTCTCATCGTTGTAGGAAAATCAACTCTTCTAGACATTCTGCCGTTGTTTGTATAAATAGCAAAGTCACCCCAAATATCATAAATGCGGTTATAATATCTTTCACACTTCTGCAAAGTAGCCGCATAGCTTTCATGTTCAAACGGCGTGGCTACATCGCCTACTTCTAAGGAAACGCCTGTGATTTCCCAAGTAGCATTGGTCGTAGTAATAACAGCATCCGTATATGTGCCGGTCCCAGCCCAATTGTCAGTATTGTATGCTTCCCATGACGTTGCCGCATTTCCCTTCCAGTTAGAGCCTAATGCCAAATTCCAAGTAACATAAAAACCAGTACCATTATTATTGTCAATCACGCCTGTTTGGTCAGCCGCATAAGTAATTTCTTTACGCTCCCAAGTGTTAGCTGATGAAATAGTGTATTCAGAGTTTACTACTCTAGCATCATCCGCTTGATAGAGGTTTGTTGAAAAAGTACCTGTCACACTTGATTTAACGTAAAATGATAAAGTCAGTCGTTTAGCTGATGAAGTTCCATAAGCCAGGTGCTGTAGGTTTTGTGCTTCTATCTTTTGCGCTACATAGGCAAGTTCATCTGCTGCAATAGCACTTTCGGCAGTGGTTGTTGTAATACGAAATGAATTTGAAAACCCAGCTAAATTAGCTACGGCTTGTTGAGTTTGTGTCAAAGCATGGTTATCAAGCGCAGCGGCAGCAAAGAGAAACCTATCAACACTTTTATAGCTTTCGCCTGTGCCTGACGTTCCCCTCTGAGCAACCTGCATGGCACCATTAATAATCAGGTTCTTATCACCCTGCGCCTGACCTGAACCAATCAGTGCGGCTAGTTCTGCTGCTTTACTCATGCTAGGTCTCCCAAAACTTTATAAGCGGTATAGTCGCTGTCTCTAGGAGTAGCAGAACTAACTCTGTTTTCTGTGTGAAAATTAGAAGTAGTCATCTGTCTACTGCTAGTTGTGCTTTTGCCCCAAGTTCCAAAGACAGTTCCACCTGCATCTTGAACCTGACAAACTCCGCTAATGCCATAGTCTGCATTGTTAAAACTATTTGTAAAAGCCAGCTTTGTAACACCATCATCTACATCCGTAGTTGAAGCTGTGTTAAGTGAGGCATCGGTATACACAGGATGACCCGTAGCACCTTGGTCAAAAGAAGCCCAAGCCTTTGCACTACCATTAGCCACAAAGCTAGTAGCAATGCTGTTGTTCCCAGCGGCATCCTTCAGGGTGTTTACTCTTAGTTCGCTTGCCATTACTGTGCAATCTCCTGAGCTATGATTATAGAAACCCCACGTTCAAAAGAGGTGCTGCTGGTGTCTGCATGAGTTCTATTTAAAAACATATTTCCACTGTTAGAACTAAAGTTAAAAGCAACAGCGTATGTTATTGCTGATGTAGTATTAGGACTATCATAGTAACTATAAGCCGCTGAATCAGGAGTGCTATTAGCATCGGAGACTACATGGTTAATAGAGGTACTCATAATGCCACCTCTACGATTACCTAAGTTTGCTGTTTGACCTAACTTTGTACTGTCTCTGTAGAATGTCCAAAGATAGTTTTGATTACTAGTACTACTGCCTTCAAAGAAAACGCTTGTGGTAAGTAGTATCTTTGATGTTGCTGATGTAGGCGTAATGGTCACAGATAAATGACTTGTGCTATCATTAGCATCTGCCGCTAGTAGCAATCTGTCGGCACCAGCGGTTGAAGCGTGTGCCCAATACGTTAAGCCATCTTCCTGATGTACTTGTGTTTGGATAATTGCACCAGACATCACTGGCACGGATACAGAACCTGCTAAATTTTGCACTGTATCTACTTTAAGAATACTCGCCATTATGCTAGGTCTCCTACAAATCCTGCACCTGCTTGTGTGTCATCATATACAGTACTGGAAGCATATGCGTATCGAACATCAGCGGCTTGCGCTGTCCAAGCTCCGTCTGGTATTATTCCTCTTATAGTGCTTGTTGCTGCACCTCTATTACCACAACCACCTACTAATAAAAGATAAGTGTTGGTTGAAAACGTGGAAGTAAAATTATGAATTTTATGTCCGGTATCACTATCTGTAATTGAACTTTGATTTAGCGATTGGTTTATAGGTGCGCCGCTAGTGTTATTATTTTGTTCTGAATATGATTTAAGCGCTATTTGCTTAGTCAACCCAACAGGACCAGTGCCAGCCTTATCTGCAATAGTATCTACATTCAATACGCTGGTCATACGATACTCCAATATCCATTAACAGTGACAGTCGCATTGTCCTGTGTGATAGGCCCAGCAGAAACACCGTTCTCGTCAGCATCAATCGTAATGTCGGCTGTGATGCTTTGACCGTTCAGTCTGATGATACTGTTGTTGCCCTTGAAAGGATAGCGTGTGTCACTCTCTGACTGTGTGTAGCTGTTAGCAACGGAGAACACATCATATGCCACCATCTCAACTACATCGTTAAGTGAGGCACCCGTGACCAGTACGACTGTTGTACCTGTCGTTGCTGTATAGTCTGTGCCGGGTTTAAGTAAAACACCGTTTTGAAATACGTCCATATACAGGCTGTCTTGATATGTCAGCACCTTCGCATCTTGGTCACTGCCACTGAAGCTAGTCTGCCCAGAGGTAGCCTGATATACGAAGCGGTTACGAACACCGTTCTGTGGGGATTTACCTATGTAGGGCATCGTTCTTCCTTATGGTTTCGTAGGCCAAGTCACATCGTCTAGTGATGTGGCACTATTAGTTATGTCTCTGAGTGCTATGCGGTACGCTAACTGTGCGTCTGTAGCATCGGATGTGTCAGACAAAACCCAATGGTCTGTTTCTGCCAGTAGGCTATTACGTTCTGTACGCAATTCTGTCAGTTTAAATAGGGCAATTAGTTCAGCTTCTTTTGTTGCTACGGCAGAAGTATCCCAAGAAACTACGTTACCATCTGCGTCTGTTGCTATAGTATTATCACCATCACCGCTAATAGAAACAACGATAGGATAAAGGGCATAGATTGCTTCATGTCTCATCCGGCAATCTCCATAACTGTAATAGAACTAGCGGTTAAGCCATCTCTGCTGCCTTCATTTAGGTTTCCGTGTGTACGGTTTAAATATTGAGTATGACTGTTGTGATAAGACGTACCTTGTAATTTGTATGTAATACTAGATGTTGTTGCGGGGCTGTCTAAATAGTTAGCTGTTAATGGCAACAGGGCATATGTAGCGAAAGAGCCACCGGAATAAAAATTAGAGAAAAGACCGCAACGGCTTAAGCCTCCAGCACCAGCATAGATTTTAGTCGTGTCTCGTAATAAGTGGAAAACTCCTGAATAGATATTATATCCAGTGTGAGCGTCTACTATTACTAATATTTTACTAGATGTTGCTGAAGGTGTAATTGATACGGACATTCCAGTTACGTCTGTCGGTGTAGTAGATTGTACAGACCAAGTTGCATCAGTCATTGCTTGCTTAACTTGCAAAACCTTACCGCCCACGCCACTAGCTAGACCTGCATTTCTAATTGTAGTTAATGCCATCTACTATATCCTTATGCGTAAGGGCTATCACCTAGTACGTCTGTATCCCAAGCTGCCTTGAGACCTGCGATGTCGGATGCCGCATCAATAGCAGAAGCCGCTGGTGCATCACGAAGTGCATCTTTAGCAGTAGCAATAGCAGTTGTGCTAGTGCCAGCTTCCAGTGCCTTCATTAGTTCTACGTCTTTTTCTGCAAGCAAAGGTGTCCGTGCTTCACGAACCTTATCCTTGAAGATTTCTTTAGCCGCATCCATATCTTCTGATATGACTGAGCCGCTTAATGACCACGCACCACGGAAGTGACGGTCAGCAGGTTTAGTAACGGCAGATGCGTCTGCTTGGTTGCCGTCCTTGTCTACGATGTATGTTGTTGCCATTGGTATCTCCTTTAGGCAGCTTGTTCGGTGGCTTTAATATCTTCACTAATCTTCCAAGCGTTGCGCCACTCACGAGTGCCCGGAAGCTGTTCCTTACGGCATATTACCATCTTTGGCTTATTACCGCTATCATAGTCGCGCCACACAGATTGTGGTACGTCCTTCATAATTAAATACTCGATGGCCTGCTCTTCTGTCATGGCCTCAATGGGCTTGCTATTGTGTAGCAGATAGCCACGAGTATGCTTTTTAAAATCAGGTTGCGCCTCGTCCTGGGCTAGTAGCCAGTAAACTTCGACAGGTGGTAAGATGCCGCCCTGCAATGCACACGCCATCCAGTTCGGGTCAGGAACTAATATCTTTGCACACTCGTCAAGGCTGTCCTCATATACTACACGGTAGTCAGACTGATGACCTTCTAGGTTTTCTTTAGCCCAGCATAGTCTGTCCCATAGGTGGGTGCCTTGAAACTCTGGTGTGTTTATCATGCTAGGTCTCCTGCTAATGTCCAACTAATACTGACCCTATCACCAAGTGTTGACCAGCTTGAATTAGTGACTGCTATCCTTAAAGAACTAGCCAGTAAACTTTCTCCACCCTGCCTCATAACTTTTGTGCCAGAGTTATTATTTCCTGCGTCATTAAACATATGAGCTTGCCCTGTAGGTGAATAGGCTTTATCTGCCATGCTATTTGTGTAAGCAGTAGTAAAGTCACCTGTTCCATTATCTGTTAAGCTACTGTTATTGAAACTTCCATTAATTGCATTAGTGCTACCATTCCAATTTATACGCCATTTAGTCCCATTCACAACGTAACTTGTATCAAGTGAGCCAGCGGTGGAGTGTTCTAGCGTATCTGCTTTTATTTTTCCAAGTGCCATTATGCTAGGTCTCCACAAATTATGCCCTGTGTTGGCGCATCAACAAAGCCACCAGAATAGTTTCTAAACTGACAGGATGATGTATCAGTATTGTCACCTATATAACCATTTCCATCTGCATCTACTGCTATCATTCCTACGGAATAAGCCCCTGCACCGGAAAAGTTATTTGAGAAATTGACATTGTATCTTCCTGGACTTGAATCTACGGTACTAGCAATACCAAAACTTCCGTTAGTCGCAACAGAGGCATCGTTTGCCATAGTTAGCCAACACTTCACCATACTCTGCTGTAGATTAAGTGTAGTTGAGTTATTTTCACCAGTGACCAGTATGGAACCAGCGGTGGAGGTGCCAGTGAGTTTGTCTGTTTTTATTTCACTCATGCTAGGTCTCCGTTTGTTACGAGATGCACAGGGTCTTGGTCGTTATTTGCAGAACCATTATGATATACAAAATGAACTGTTACACCAGTAGTTGCTTGTGCCACCCCATCTGAACAAATGTAACCAAGATAGTTTGTTTCTGAAGAACCTATGTTACTGCCTGTGACTGGATGATTGCTTGTGCTTACATTATTTGTGTAAGCTATTGAATAATCTGCCGCCGCATTGTCTGTCAGTGTTGAGATATTAAAACTTGTATCAATTGAAACAGTTCCTGTTCCATCAAAAGATATAAAAGCCTTCGCCGCACTCTGCTTAGTCAGCGTAACCGCACCGCCGCCTGTTGACTGAATGGTATCTGCTTTTAATGTACTCATAGCGTCACCAATGTCCCACCGCTTTCCACGGTTAATGTAACACCAGAAGCCACAGTAAATGGACCAGTAACATTGGCATTCTCTGTGGCTAGTATTGTGATGTCAGATGTAAGTGATTGTGCGTTGGTGCGAAACAAGCCCCCGCCCTTAAAGTTACCCTTGTTCTCAGCGGCAGGAGTAATGGTGCCAGCTTGAGGTGCAAGGTAATTAACGAAGATATTGCCAGTGCCACTAGAAGGTGCTGCAGTAAAGGTAAGTGTTACTCCATCAGGAATAGTGTAGGCCGCAGTATCCTGCACAACACCATCAACCGATACAAGTACATCTTGTACAGAAGAGACTGTGGTGGTTAGTGTAAATGTTGTTGCGCTACCTGTGCCGTTGAATCGTTGTACAGCCTTAACCGCTTGGTAAGAACCGGGAACCTTTTGACCAATATATGGCATCTACCGCCCCTTATGAACTAATTGTGTCTACAACAGAAATCCAAACGTCACATGCTGACGCAGTGTC